CCAAGTCAACGTGGCTTTCATACAACGTGTAGCGGTCGTCATCGTTGGCGCTGAACCCGGTCTCCTTGTCCTTGGCCTGCTGGATGTCGGTCTTGGATTTGTCCGGCCCGGGCAACTCGATGTCGCGATAGAACCCCGCCTGCTGTAACTTGATAATCTCGCTTTTTGTCTTTCTCAAGACGTGAGTCACGCGGTAGCAGGTGTCCAAGTCTGTCGCACCGTAGGGCAGGATGATGTCCTCAGCCGGTATGAACATACTGACCTGACGTCCCAAGTTGGGATCGTAGTAGACCTTTTTGAACGCCGAGCCAGTGGCGGGGAGACTCCACAGCATGCGTTCATGCTCAGGGCGAAACTCGCGCATCACCTCTGTCAACTCGTAGTTCATGTCGTCTTGAACACGAGTGGCGGCTTCTTCTTTGTCTGGCGTCTGCTTGCCCAGAATTTTTGTTTTCACAGGCCCTTGAGCAGGGAATGTCTCGGTGATGGACTCGGACTGGAACTTGACAACAGCCTCCGTGATCATGGGGTGGAACACGCCACACGCCCCGTCCCAAGGCTCAGTGCGCTCTTCGTACTGCAAGCCCAGCAGTTTTAAGCCCGCCACGTAGGACTTCTCCCACTCACGGCGCGATCCCAGATCGGTCTCAATGTCAGAGGCCAACTCACTGGCAAGGGTGTTTAACTCACCCTCGTCCATGTCCTCGGCCAAGTTGCGATCAAACCCCTCTTCGTCCTCCCCCGGGGTGATGGTCAACTCCATGCCATCAATACCAATCGTCACCTGCTCCGGATCAACAATCTCGATCTCAATCGGTTCTTCGTCCTGTGCAAGTTCTTCGATGCCAGTGGGGGCTGAGTAGAGTCCCTTGTCGATGTTCGTGGCCATTTAAATCATCCTTGTGATTCGTGCGCCCTCTGGTTTAATCAGTTCGGGGATCGCAACAGTTTCATCTTCATGGTCATAGAGGTGCGGAAGCACCAGACGCATGCGCATTTTGTGCAACTTGGTTTTGCTCAGTACCTGCCGGTACCACCCTGTCTCCAAGTCGTATTGTCCATCTTCTGGCAAATTTGCCAAGTCGTATTGCTGGTCTTCAATCTGCTCTCGGGTAGCGTAAGTCACGCCCCAACGAACATCTTCGTGGCTTGCAAACTGAGGCTTGACACGCCACACCAACTGCCCGGCGGGCAGTTTAGAGAACGCATCGTAGAAGTGGTTGGCCAGTCGCGCCTCGGCCTCTTTGGCATCCCCACCCTCGATGGCGCAGGCATAGGTCTCATAGAAGTAGCGTTGCTTTGGATCGGTCGGTTCTGCCGTGTCTTCAATCGTGAGGTTCGGGTACAACGGATGCGGTTTTTCAATCTTTCGTGCCGCCGTTGGCACGCCCATCACCATATCAAACAGCGGCCCCACAGGCCCTGTCTGGCACTGAAACATCTGCTCCAGCGCGGCAGTTAGCGTCTCGGCGTTCCATGCTTTGACAGGATCGGGAATCGCAGTACCGGCCTCAACGGCGGGTAAATAGGGGGTGGCAAGCGCCGCCAGTGCGGCTGTGATGAATGTGCGTCGTTGCATTTACTTTCTCCTTTTTTTGTTAGTAGTACGCATGCGTTCTGCGTTTGAAGAACCTCGGCTCGTCAGGCTCATCTGAATCAAGCCTAATAAAACCGCCCTGCCGAAACCGCATCAGCGCCTGTGAGGTCGTATCCACGAAGTCATCGTTCTCGCCGTTGGGGAAAGACGCCACTTCCTCGATCACCTCCCGCGCCCAGCGGGTGTCTGGTGCCCAGACCATGCCAGAGGCAAAAAGGTCGGCCACCGCGTTCAATCTTACTATCTTGTCGTTGCCACGGCTAGGGTTGGTCTCCTGAACCGGGATGCCCATGTTGCGCAACTCCTGAATCAGCGGCGCTCCAGCCGCCTTCTTTTCAACGACGAACGCATCAGGTTGCCACTCCTTGTAGTGTTTCAGAGCCACGGACTTGAGTTCCGGAAACTGCATCCTGTCCTTGAACGCATCCAGCAATATCACCTGCGCCTGATCGCGCTCTTCCTCGTTGTAGAACACGCCCCACGTGGTGCAGGCCGAATAGTCGGCGCTGGTCTTGGCCTCGAACGCCGTATCCCAAGACTGGATGATGTACTCACAGCGGGGTGGCTCGTCAAGGGGCCATGTCCGCCAAGCGGAGCGAGAGATGATGGCGGCATTATTTGAGACGGGATTCTGCATGTACTGGGCGTTCCAGTACTGGGGGTCGATGGCGGCTTTCTTGGACTTCAGGGCTTCGAGCGGCCACTGTTCTGGCCAGAGGCTCTTCTCGTTCTCTTCGCCCTCGTTCAGGATGGCTGGGAGTTCCACCACCTCCCACGGGTCGGACTCCGGGTTCTTGGTCTGGTAATCTAACAGTCTTCCTGTTAGATCCAACTTCCCCCACCGGGTCATGATGATAATGATGGCGCCCCCCGGCATCAGACGTTGCAAGGGGCCGGTCTGGAACCAACTCCACGCCGTATCGAACGCCAAGCGTGAGTTGGCCTTTACATCTTGTTCAGAGTGGGGGTCGTCAATGACAAACAAGTCAGCACCCCGGCCAGCCAGAGCACCGCCCACACCAGCCGCGTAATACTGGCCACCAGCACTGGTCGACCACTTGCCAGCCGCCTTTTGATCGTCGGCCACTTTTGTGTTTGGAAAGAGTGATACATATTCTTCATCGTCAAGCAAGTTCCTGACACGCCGACCAAAGTCCTCCGACAGACCTGCGGTGTGGGTGCCCATGATGATTTTCTTATTAGGGAAATTACCTAGGAAATAGGCGGGGAATAGGTAGGACGAGAATTCTGACTTGCCCATACGAGGGGCGATGTTGATGATCAGGCGTTTGAGTTCGCCGTTGATCACGCGTGTGAACAACTTGGCCAGTTTCCTGTGGTGCGGCCCCACCTTGAAGCCGGGGTAGACCGCCTTGGCAAACTCGATCATGTCGGTTCTGGCGGCGTTTTTCTTTTTATTTTCTTCTGCTTTTTCCAGCAACTCCAACGCCTCCACCTTCTCTGCGGAGGTCATCCGCGAGAGGTTTTGAAACAGGGCCTTGGCCTGTTCAGGCGTCAGCGGTGGGTTGGTTGTCATCTGGGGTGTGGTGTTTTATTTCGATGTCGGTTGGCTCTGCGTCCTCGATGTCCATGAACTTGGCCAACTTCTCTTTGAGTTTGCGGTCGATCTCGTCCTCGGTCAGATCGGTCTTCTTGACCTCAATCTTGTCCGTGAACAGCCCAACCTCCGTCACCTTGCCAAGCAAGGCCAGCGCTTTGAGCCGGATGTTTGCGTTTGTGTGCTCACACTCTTCCAAGAGTTTGGCCACCGTGTACCCACGCAACTGCTTGGCCTGCTGTACAAATTCCCAGTCGTATGCGGTCAGCATCCCCACCAGATGGCGCACAGCCGCTGGGGTCTCGATCTGGGCAAGGCGGTGGTGGGCATCCTCGTCTTGGGTGACGACGGCGTTGAAGGCTTGGCGTGCCGCCTTCTGTTCAATCTCGGATATTGCCGCCTCGGCGGTGGGGGAACCCAAAGACTCAAGGAAGTCGGCGGTGGAGACTTGTGCGTCAATGACTTGCGCCACACTGTGTTTTTCAACAGGTGTTGGCCCCTCGCCTGCTGGGGCGATCTCGGGGTCAAAATTTAACAAGTGATCAAGCATGTGCGGATTTGGGGTTGCACCCCTTGCTTACCGGATGGGCGTACTGTACACTCGAATTTGCAAGTAGGCAAGCAGTTGCCAATTTGCTTTCTCCTGTAGGGATGGAGGTACTCCCCCTCTTTAGCCCCCGGCAGAAATGCTGGGGGCTTTTTTCTTTGCTGGTGTGTCTAACGTTGGACATAGGTTCTCTGGAATTTTTATAGAAATTTTTGCGTGGGGTCAAAATTTTGGATAGGGGGTGGGTTTGTTGTATTAAGTATTACAAAAGTGCTGGGAGCGGGTGGGAAACAGTGTTCACGTCACGACGGGGTCTGCTTTGCCAAACAGGGTGGTGGGGGTGTAGTGGGGTTCGGCTAGGCAAACGGCAACGCTCACGCCTAGGGCTGAAACAGGGATTCGCATAATTGAGTTTGTCGGTGGGGCGGTTCTCACCGATATGTTCATCAATCAACAGGAGAAACTTCCATGAACACAAACGCTCTCATCAACAAAGCCGTGACCGACTACGCCGAGTTCCTTCGTGCTGGCGCATCGTATGGCGCATCCATGCAAGCCCTAGCGAAAGCACTCGGTGGGACACCCTGTCCCACGGCATTGGAACGCCTAGCGGCGGTTCACGCCGAGAAATACAAGTGCGACTACACATGGGATGGCAAGGGTCGCGCCGTGTTCTTCAATGGCGCCGAGTCAACCCGCGAGACGCGCAACGATGCCGCACGCAAGTCGTGGCAACGCAATGTGATGGTCTGGTTCACGCCCGAGAAACCCAAGGCCGAGCAAAGCCACGCCCGAGTGAGCAAAGCACATCGTGATTTGGCGATGGATTTTCTGTCGCACTTCGAGGGCAAAGACCTTGCCGCTCAAATCCGCAACGCCAAGGCACTGCTCAATGCCCTGTAATTTGGTGGGACACCATGTCCCACGCAGTTTTTCTCAAGCGGCACAGGCGTGGGGTCTGGCCGCTGTTTCATCCCATGTCTAACGAAAGGAAAACGACATGAACATTTCATCCCAATCCGTCACCGCAGGGTGGCAATCCGCCATTGATGGGCAAACCTTCGGGCCAACCTTTCACAGAACCCCAGACCTCTGGGCGTGGCAAATGCAGACCCTGCAACCGCAGACTCTGACCCGTGAGCAAGTTGCGTCTCTCGGCGCAGTCTTGGAATACGCAATCAACCACTCATGCAACGGCGAGAACCCGCCCATCTTCCAACTCGCCTGCGAGTTGTTCCACAACCTTAACCTCGGAGAATGAATCATGAAACACCGCAAGCAAAAGCACGCCAACATCCACCAAGGCAAACTCATCTTCAACCCCTTCCCCGAGGAGTTGCGTGTTCTTAGAGAACAGATACGAGCCGATGTGCGAGAGGCGAACCGCAAGAAGATCATCGCCCACAAGGCCCTTGAGGCCGAGGCATGGGAGGAAATTAAACGAACCTGTGTGGGACACAGTGTCCCACGGCACGGAAGGTAATCTTTACATGTTAAATTTACACTGGCAAAATCTTTACACGCGTTTTGAATTTTGTGGTCAGCGCAAACCCAGTGTTTATGCGGGTCTACACAATTTCTGGCAACACATCTATCTATATAAATCTATTTAATAGTAGTAACCTACTTTTATATGTCCATGTATTCTCGCCCTGCGTAAGACCTATTAAACAGTCTTACCGATATGTGTCTGTTTCCAACCGATAGATTTTTTGCCACACTCTCGGCAAACCCAGTATTCATGCGGGTTTCGTCAGACACATTTTCAAAAATCCGTGTTAAGATTTTGCCAGTGATTTTCCACTGTAATGCTAAGGAGTTACCATGAAAGCACAAATCCGCCCATCGTGGCTACGCATGAGTCTGCCCAAACTCGAACGCCACCTCCACGACACCCTCTATGACCGCACCATGGTTGACGAGGCGATTGAGCAGGTGCGCCGTGCCAAGGCACAGGCAAGAGCCGCAAAGATAAAAGGCACAGTCACGCATCAGATGTGGGACGAGGTCTTGAAACCCGCACGAACCGAACTCGGGGTTATCCGCACCCTCATATCCCAGAACAAGAAACTGGACACCCCACAGGCGGACATGAAAATCTCTGCCCTGAAACTCTACGCCGCCGTGGTGTTGGAGACAGTGGAGAAACTCAAGAAGGTGCAAAAAGGCGCAGACCTCACGCCTCAGAAGTTGGCCGCAGAACTACGCAAGGCAGGGAAACTGCACACCGATGGGGACGGCACACACTGGACGGACTACATCAAGCGCACCGACAGGCGCAGGGTCGAGTTGGCGTTTGACCAGTGCGAACAGCCCAAACGAGGGCGCATCAAGACACCCTTTGCCCGCATCGTGGACAGCGAGACACATTACAGGGACAAGCACGCCATGGGCATACGCATCACCCGAGAGATTCAAACCCTCGAACAGCAGGTGGACATGGAGACATACCCCGAGGACAGGCAGAAGATTGAGGAACAGATTGACGCCCTGTATCGGGCGCACTATGAACTCGAACGCCTGCCCCGAACCGCACCTATCCCCAGCACATGGCATGGGCTGTTGAAATGAATGAAAAGAATGTATTGGCATGGCTTCGCCGCTCACCATGCCGATGCTGGGCAGATAGAAAATCTATCTCGCCTAACCAAACCAACGAGCGGCACCTGAAACTAGGAGAAAGCAAATGAAAACATGGATTGTGCAAGACAACGCATCGGGTGAAGTCACCCGCATCAGCGCACCCGACCTGCTCAACGCATTGAGCGAGGTGCTCGGCAACCTGTGCATTGATGTGGACGAGGAAGAGGAGTTCAAACAGAACCACCCCGATATCTACGAAGAAATCTTTGGAGGAGAAAGCAAATGAGATTCGCATTCGTTCCGAAAGCCCAATACAAGATTGGGCAAGTCATCCGTGTGCATGGTAAGCGTGCGGAGGTAGTCAGTTACGCCCACACAGGGCGCAACATCGAGGTCGCCATGCTAGAGGGCAAGCCCCAGCGTGTGGTGTGCATCTGCACAGACAAACAACCCATCGAAGGAGTAACCAAATGAAGATTGAAAAGATCGGGGTCATACCCCTTGGCGTGGAAGGTAGTGATGAGTATCTGCTCATCAACACAGACGAGGCGTGCATACCCGCCGTGGTCAAGCGTGACTTGTTGGAACGCTACTACAAAGACACAACGC